CTCATAACTCAAAAATTTATTTAGATTCTTCTACTGATACTTTTCTATATTCGGTTACCAATTTTTTTAGTTCACCAATTGCCTTACGAGCTCTTGATTTTGCTGCTTTAGTAGTTCCGTTGTGTTCGCCCTCAAATTGAGTAAACAATTCCTTCATTTGTTCAAAAAGTTCTTGTGAAGTTGCCATAAATTAATTTTTTTTAGTTAAACATTTATTCTTATAACCACTACCCTTTGTGGGTTGGTAGGTATAACTATTGTATATATTAAAAAACAAAATTGTTTTTGAGTTAAATTTTTTTACTTTTTTATTGTTCTATATTATCCTCAATTTTGTATCGGATATATGAAAATTTTTTGATATACTATCCCATGTTTTCAACATACTTTTTATGAAGTAGTTTCTTTGTTTCTAACTGACCACTTGCTGCTTCTTTGGTTGCAATTACTCCATCTGGTGAGGTTCCATCGTAAACTTCAATATAACCCGTGTTAGTATCCATCTTACAAGGGAAAGTAATTCCATCTTGTCCAAATCGGTTTTTCATAATGTGAGCACGAGCAGTGTTATTCAATTTATCTTTGGATTTTCTACTCCAACTCATAATGAAATCTGCATTCATTACCTTTGCGTAAGAATCGGCAATCTTATCTGCCTCAATTACTTCTGAATCGATTGCTGAACGATTGGTTTGTGATGCTGTCCATACAGGGATTCCTAACTCACCACCCATACCACGAAGGTCAATATACACCCCACCTTGTTCTGCGTAAGTAGAATCGGTTTTATTTGAATGTGATAATAACAAATCTGCATAATCCACAATAATCAAATCGGGTTTATTACCTAATGAAATCATTTTCTCAATGTGTGCCTGAAGTTTCTTTACGGTCACACCTTTTGGTGGATAATACTTAATAAGTAGTTTACCACGAAGGTTTTTAATTCGTGATTTTACATCTTCTTTTCTATCCTTTAAATCTGCAGATGGAATATTTGTAAACACGGTATCATATCTAGCACCCACATAGTGTTCGGATAATTCCATAGTATAGTGTACCACACTCAGACCTCTTCTAACGGCTTCTGCACCAAGTGCGGTAAGTATCCATGTTTTACCAACTCCAGATGGTGCTACAACCACTCCAAGTTCTCCTGGTCCTAATCCACCATCCATTAGTTCGTTAATTGGTTCCCACTTAGTTGGTACCGTTGAACGTTTTAAATCTTCCATCCTCAAATCATAATCTTCTACATAATCCATACCCAAATCGGTTTGGTGACCTACTTTCATGGCCTTATCTACTAATTCTTTGATTCTATCATAAGAACCAGCCTTGAGTAAATCAACCGATTGTAGAATTACTCCTTTGAGATTTTGATTAATACAAAAGTTTGTGAATTCGTTTTTAATATATTCCAAATCAACATTACCTACTTGGGTGTAGATATGTTTTAATTGGTCAACAACAGTCTTTTTAAGAATTTCGTTATCAACTTTTGATAGTTGTGATTTGAATACATCTAATGTAGGAGGTTTTCTGTATTCCGAATGATAATTTAATATTTCAGATATAATCCATTTATTAGCATCGTTTTCAAAAAACTTAGCCGTAGTTATTTCACCTATGGTATCTAAAAATTTATTATCAGTAAGAAGTGCAGATACAACCTTAGATTGAAATGATTGTCCGTACTTTGATAAAGTATCTATTTGTTCTTGCATTGAATATGACTGTATAACTTTAATACAAAGATACGAAAATAATTTTAATTATACAACTAATCAACAATAATATTTGAAAATGTTATTTTTAACCAATCGTTAATATCACCAAAATTATTTACAACTTTGTATTTTAAAAGGATTCGCATAAAATCCATTTTATTTAATTGATTGGTAGATTCATTAAATCTATCCAATACTTGCATTTTAATTACTCCACTTATATCAACATCTTTTAGTTGCATAAGTTTCTCATTCATTAAAATTTGTTTTTTTGATTTAAGAATATCGTTATATAATTTTATTTTACCTTTAGTTTCTATATTTTTTTGCTCACATAGGTTAAATAAATCATCTACTGATAATTGAACATCTTCGGTAATTTCTGGGAATCTCTTAATTACGGTTTTAATTCCACATCCATACACTCCAGGTATATTATCAGAGGTATCACCATCAAGTATTCTATAAAGAAGAAGGTTTTTTGATTCAATACCATATTCTTCTTTTACGGTTTTTTTATTGTAAATTTTCTTTTTGGTTGGTGACCAAACGATGGTCTTATCATCAACTAATTGTAGGAAATCCTTATCAGTTGACATGACCACCGCCTGTTCATCCTCTTTCAACAATTGAGTTGCAATATAAGCCATAACATCATCAGCTTCAACCCCATCATAAATCATTGTTGTAACCGGAAGATAATTTAAAATCTCATTTAACCAAACGAATTGGCGTTTCATGGATTCTTTCTCATCTTCATCATTCATCATACCCGCGTATGCCCGATTTACTCTGAGTTTATTAGAATCTCTCTGAGCTTTATACCCCTCAAATTGTTTTTTTCGAGTCTGAGAGCCACCCTTACCATCAAATACTACAATACATCTTGTTGGTTGAACCATTCGAATTGCGTAACCTATTGACTTCAATACACCCACCACACCACCAACATGGTCACCATCATCATTCATCGTAGGAATAGATGACCAACATCTGATAAATGTGTTCAACCCATCGATAATAAGAACACGAGAATTTTTGTGTTTATCGATATTTTGGGCTCTTTCAGCTTCAACCGAACTCAAAATGTTTTTGTAGAGTTCCTTCATTATTTATTTGAAAAATATTTATCAAGTGCTTTTAATCTATCATCAGCATCCACCAACATCTTTAATGCATCTTCTGCATTGTTGTAAAAATCATCAGTTGAATGGTCACCAATACCCACACCAGTATTTCCCAATAAATCTAAAGTTAAAAGTGCTTTGGCTTTATCAGCCTCGGCAGATGTTTTTAACATCGTAATTAAATTCTTATTCATTATTTTTAATTTTTAAATTAATCATCCATTCCTTCGCCACCCGAAGTAATTTCCATATTATCAATATCTAATGTATCTGATTTATATTGTAGGATGGTTTCTTCACAAATCTTTTTATAAATTTGTTCTCGTAAATCTTCACGAGTTTCCATCAATTCAATAAAATCTTTTGATTGAAACTTGATTTCTTCACCAGTTTCAGTATCTACATAAGAATACCAAGCACCCGCTTGTTTAACTAATTTGTTATCCTTCATTACTCCCAACCAAGAACCATAGTTATCAATACCTCTATCGAAGAAAATATCAAAATCAGCTGCTCTTAATGGTGGGCCCATTCGGTTTTTGATAACTTGTGCACGAACTTTCATTCCCACAATTTTATCATTTCCACCAACTTTGGTTTTAATTTGACCCATGCCTTTTAATCTTAACCTAACCGAAGCGTGGAATGCCAAGGCCTTACCACCACTCGTTGTCCAAGGGTCAGCAAATGCCATTGCATTTAGTTTCTGACGAAGTTGGTTTGTATAAACTAAAAGGATTTTTTGTCTACCAATCATATTGGTAATCTTTCTCATCGCCTTTGAAATGATGATTGCTTTATCAGTTGCATATCCATCTTTACCATAATCAGCTGCCAACTCAGTTTTAGTGGAGGCTGCAGCTACTGAATCAGTAACGATAGTAACCAAACGATTTTTATCAGTTTGTCTAACTTTCTCAATAATGGTTTCGGTAAAATCAAATATTTGTTCAACCGAATCAGCTGATACATAAAGTAATTTAGAAACGTCCACACCGATTGCCTCTAAAAATTCTCTACTTACCGCAGTTTCAGTATCAATTAAAACCGCAACACCACCTAGCTTTTGTGTTTCAGCTAGGAGGTGAGCGGATAATAATGATTTACCACTTTGTTCTAAACCAGTTACTTCAACAATTCTACCAACTGGCAATCCACCATAAGGGCGGTTAGAAATTGCTACATCCAACATTGCACATCCGGTAGATACCCAACCATCTACATTGGTGGGGGCCTCATCTCCATCGAGAAAGAAGGCTACCTTCTGGTCTTTGGATTGTTTATTTAGCTCATCCGCAAGGATATCGGCTAAATCCAATTCTTGTTTTTTTGCCATGTGTAAGATTTTAATTAAGAGTTAAAAAGGTCATCAAATGCCGCAGCAACATCATCCGTTTTTTTTGTAGTTGTGGTTTCTTGTACACCACCCATATCTACATTAATACTCGATTGAGTTTGTGGTTTTGAAAGTACTTCTTGTGTAGTTGATGAATCAGATTCTTCAGATTCTCCAGTAGGATTCAACCATCCTTCAAGTACACTTTTTAACTCATCATACGAAAGTTCTTGGTAAAGGTCAGTAATAGCAGTTTGTTCTTCTAAAAATAAAGATGCTCTACTTGAATCTTCACTCAATGGTGATTGAGATGGTTTTACTCTAAGAGTTGTAGTTGGATAACTTGTACCAGCCTCATCAGCAGATTTGTATTCAACGGTTAAATCTCTACCTTGAGTTGGGTCAGTAATATCACCATAATCTGGGTCAGCAATATAACCAAGAATCTCTTGATATACTGTCTTACCAAATCCCCAAAAACGAACTCCTTCTCCTTCTTCACCTCTTACGATAACAGGTACGAAAGTACGAAGTTTTGGCTCCATCGCTTTTGCTGCCTTCCAATCATCCTTATCACCCATTCTTTTAAGTTTGTCAGAAAATTCGACAATTGGGTCAGGCCTCTGGAATGAAGCTGGTGAAAGATAAGTTTTGTTGTTAATGTTGTAGTGAAAGTAAAGTTCAATAAAAGGATTGTCTTTGTTGAACTTGTAGGGAACGATTCTAATTTGATGTTTCCCTGGTGTAGGTTTCCACAAAGCATCTGTTTTCCTTTGTGTGTTTTGCAGTTTGTTCAATCTGCCTCTAATCGCATTAATGTCTAGTGCCATAATTTTTAAAGTTTTAAATTGTTAATTAATTAATTTGTTTTATGGTTTTATTTACGAGTCTTTCCTACTCGCGGTGTGTACATATAAATATAAGAATTACCGATTTTCTTACATTTTTTTGGTGTGTTTTATTAACTTATTTTGCCCATTTTCCGTTCTTAACAATTTGTGCAATAATACCATAAACTGATAAATCTTGGTAAGTATCTTCTACACTTTCTCCAATATTATCTTTTTTATTAAGAACTATCAATTGTTTTAATCGTTGAATTTTATCATTCATTCTAAACCAAAGTCCAGTTAAAGATACTTTAACTTCATCTGGAGTTTCCAATCGAGAACCTACGGAAATGTTATCTGGTCCATAATTACTTTGTTTGAGACAAAATAATTCATATTGAGTAAACATGATTCTTTTAAATTCTTGAGTCATTTCTGGCCATTCTTTTTCCATTTGCTCAACAATCTTTGGATTATCATATGCTATAACTTCATCATATTGTTGTTCCACTACTTGTGGTTTAAAATTATGTTGTTTTGAGGTTGTTTTCAAAACAGTTGTTTCTTTTTCTGCCATATATTATTTTATTTTTACAAAGATACTATTTTTTTTTTAATTAAACAAATAATTTCCAATTTTCTTCTTCATCGAAGGCTTGGACCTCATATGGGTGGTCATTATAATTATACCCCATTTTATAATATCTAGTCATCCAAGAAGGAGATTGTAAGTAATGTTGGTATTCATGAACCAAAGTTCTGATAAGAACCTCTAATGAAGGGATGTTTTTCCAATATAGGGTGATTTCATTCATCATACCACAATACTCACCATAAAGGTCTTTGGGTACATCAGCATCAGAATAAGGAGTATCTTCAATTGCAACAAAGGGAACATCATCGTGGTGGTTAGATTCACCATAGTGGTTGATTACTTTGTTGTAAACTTGTTCGGTAATCTTTTGAATTTCTTTACGTGTCATAACTTATTTCTCATTTACATTGTAAATATACGAAAAAAAATTGATATATCCAAATTATACCATTGGAAATCCACTCACTGGATTATTTGTTGTTGAACGAAAGGGTGGAAGTTTAGGTGCCCATCCCTTTGAGTGATTACTAAAATGTGGTGTTAATCGTTGGTTCATACCCATTGGAGTTGGTTGTCCAATGTTATCCCATGGAGATTCCCATTTATTGTTAGATAATAAATAACCTTCGGTCATTAAAATAAATGGTTCGCCAGTTGTTTTTTCTCCAACCTTTTCAATGTATTTTTTATCTACTTTCCAAAAAATATTTTTACGATTTTCTCTATCCACCTCAATGAGTAGAATTGAACGAGCCTTTACTTTACAAACTTTGATGTTTTTAGTACCAACTTTACCGTTTTTAGAAACGATAACTTCTACAATTTGACCAGTTAAATTTTCCATATCCTTTTAAGTTTTATTACAGTGTAAATATACGAAAAAAGATTGGTAATTCCAAATATTTTTTTAAATTATTTTTGAGAAAATTCGATTACCTCGTAAATTCGAGTTGAAATTCTCTTAGTACCATCAGTATTGGTAACTATCATACAATTTTTAAATTGGTCCCAATCTACCGAAAAATTCTTATCGGCAACTCCCCCATTCAATTCCTTAACTAATTCATTTAAAGCGTTGATGGTATATAAAGTATTGGACTGTTTTTTCCTATGAACCAAAATAGTATCCTTTAAAGGATATGTTGGTTTGTACTGAGTATCTATATTATATGTCACAAATAGTTCGTCAAGGTTTCCCTTATTTTGAAGAACATAAATGTAGTTATATACTAAATGATAAGTTTCTCTTATACTTTGTAATGTATGTTGTAACTCAGCCTTTGTTGTAAAGGTACACAAAAGTTGTGTTTGCATGTAATCTCTCCTTAATTATATTCCTATATAAATATAATTTTTTAGTTTCAAAGATTTATTACAACGTATATTTACTATATTCTATTTTTCAAGTTCTTTTTGAGCAGCTTCTACTCTTTTAGCAAATTCAGGATGTACCTTCATTTCCAACTTCCAAACCTCACCATAACCAATACCATCCGGCCTTGTGGAGATTTCAGCAACTGGTATATCTTCCTGTCCTTCGATTGAATATACAATAGAAGCTGGTGGTGGTGTTTCTCTTACTTTTAAATTTTCTTGTAATTTATCAAAATCATCAACTCCAAATACTTTTGCAAGTGTTTGTTTATCTGCTGATAAATCACCAAGAGCCATATTTTCTTCACCACTCATTAAAGCTTTTAATGGAAAATCTTCTTGTATTGAATTTAATAATCCAGCTTTTGCCTCTTTACTAGATAAAACTGCCTTTGATACTGCAGATGCGTGTTTATGAGCATTTTCAACTAATTCATCGTAAGTTTCTCCAGCAGGGTTACCTAAAATTTTAGCCATTCCATGTAACATCACCGATGTTTTTTGAACCTTTCTCGTATTACTACCTAATCCTAAACTACTATTTAATTGTTTTAGTTGTTCATAATTCAAAGGTGGAGTAATCTGAGCGAATATATCTTCAAATTGTTTCCTTTGTTTAGGAGAAAAATTTTGTCCCATCATTAGTTCCAAATCTCGGAATGCTTTATCTTTTTCTTCGTTAGATAATGAACTATATTTTTGATTGGCTTCTCTTAGATTCTGACCATTCTTCTCTAATCCTTCTTTGTGTATATTAGTTTGTTTTTTCTTGGTCACCTCAACTTTAGCATCTTCAGGTACATTTTTATTATACTTATCTTGTAATTGTCGAATTCTTCCAAGAATTTCACGTTTTCTTTTTTGTGATTTTGTATCTTGTTTAGATGAAATAGTATTATATTCTGTTTGTAAACTTTCCATTTCATCCAACTCTTCTTGAGTAGCAGAACCTTTAAAGAAAATATCATCTACTCTATTGGTAGTTGCATTTAACAAGTTTGCAGTTTTACTTTTCTTTAATGATATTTCATCTAAAATAGATTCACCATTTACTTTTACTTTAGCGTATGTATCAGTAGAAAATCCCTTATTATTCTTATAATCATTAAGACCTAATGCCTCTACTTCATCTGGTATATCCCACGCCATAGTTTCCAATTCCCAATTACCCTTACCAAACATTCTATCATATCTTCGTTTGGTTGCTTCTCTAACTTGTCTTGCAGATTTTACCCAAGAAGTATCAATTATTGATTCTGATTTAGTAGCTTTAACATGAGCTTCGATTTTATCAAAAAATTCTTTAGCCATTGCATCATCTTTGATAGATAACCCAATTGTGGTAAGAATTTCTCCAGTAGTAGATGATAATGTACCTCCACCAGCAGCATTTGTAAAATCGGTTATTGATATATCTTTACTATTTCTTGTATTAAGAAGTCTTATAAGTACTTTTTCATACTTTTTAGGAAATTTTCTAGGTTTACCAAGAATTCTATCTAAATCCTGTTCAGTAAATTCAATTTGTTTGGATGTTTTAACTATATTTGGATTTTTATTAAAATCTTCATCAGAAACCCCATCACCTGCAAATTTAGGATTTGTATTAAATTCATTTACAGAATCAACTTGATTCAGTTTTTTATTTTTTGGTGGTTTTTCTTTTTTAGGAGCAGGTTCTGTTTTAGCATCAGATGGTTTATCACTGGATACCTTTTTCTTTTTCTTTTCCATCTTTTTACGAGTTTCTTCTTCCCCTGCAACTACATCTTGATAATCGGATGTATTCAATGAAGTTCCTGTTTTGGGTTTTTCTTCTCCTTCACCACCAGCTCCTTTCTCATCTTGACCGAGTTTAATATAATTACCCTTTTCATCTTTTTCATAAGTAGAGTCATCTTCCTCTTCTTTACCTATAAGTTTATATTTACCATATCCAACAGATTTATATCTATCATCATTCTTATTAGGTTTAGGTGCCTCATTTAAGAAGCTAAAAATAGTTTCTTTTGCTTCAAATTCACCCCACTCGGTAAGAATTTCAGATATAAGGGATTGTTGTTCCTTATTGTAGATATCCACGATACCCACTCTATAAGAAAGTTCTTGTAATAATTCGTCTATGAGTTCTTTATAATTCATTTCTTTTATATGAT